CCACTCGTCGCCACCTTGCTGCCGTTCAAGTACAACACGCCGTTGGCGGTGCCGCCGTTGAGCGTGAGGTTGCCGGAGAGGGTCTGCGCCGCGGCGTCGATCGTGCCCGTCAGCGTCGGAGACGCCGAGAGCACATTGTTCCCGGTGCCGGTGTTCGTGACCGACACCGCCTGCTTGCTCGCGTTCAGCGCCAAGGCCGTCGAGGCCGTGAGCGCCGACATCGTGAGCGTCCCGCCCACCGCCAGCGTCTTGCCGGTGCCGACGTTGAGGCCCACCGAGGTGCCGCTGCCGGCGGCGGCGAACAGTCCGTCCACGAGGTCCAGGTTGGTGTTGATCTTGCCGCCCCAGGTGTCCGCCGATGCGCCGACTTCCGGCTTCGTCAGGCCAAGGTTGGTGGTTGTAGTGTCAGCCATGTGTCATTCCCTCAAGCGGCCTGCAAATAGGCCGGGTGTGTCTTCTCTGTCCAAGTATTCGTCGCAGAGGCGACTACGGGATCACCCGCGTCGGCTTGACTGTCATGGAAATGCGACCTTGGCTGAATGCCGCGCGCTCGTTCTGCAGGATCATGTCCTCGATGGCCTGCCCGTAGAGCGGGGTCCAAAGGCCCACGCGCTCGTCGTCGCGCAGGTACGGGGCCGCCTGCAGCAGCGACCCGTAGAGGTACACATCAGGGTGGCGCTCCAATATCCAATTCGAGGCATTGGAGTCCGAGAGCTTGGCAAGAGTTGCCACATATGTCAGCTCTGCGGTGTAGCTAGTGTCGGGCGGCGGCAGCGTCTCGACTTGGTCTGCAATCAGCGCAAAATATTGCGGCTTGCCGGTCGTGCGGTAGACGGTCTTCTTCGCGTCAAGCTCGTCCTCGGTCAAGAACACGAGCTGCTGCACGGGCGCCGTCGAGGTCAGCACCAGCGACTTTGTAGACAGAAAGTCAGACGGGAGCGTGGTGAACTGCGCGCTGATAGTAATATCCACGCGCTTGACCATCTTCTGGGTCGGCAGACGGCGCTCGAGCTGCGCCTCGGCCAACGAGATGAAGTCCGGGATGACCGACGTCAGGTCGTCCCGGTTCAGCCAGTCGGCGATGCTCGCCCTAAGCGCGCTGTATGATGTTAGAGCCATCCACCTGTTCCTTCATCGCCCATGCGCCTTCGTGTGAATACTCGAAGGTCCCGATGTGCTTAACCTGGTGCGAGAGGTCATGGTCCACGAGTACCTCGTAGCCCGCCTCGCGCGCCTTGCGGCAGAAAAACACGTCCTCGCCGATGTAGTGATTCCCGATGGTGCTGTAGGGGATCGCAAACCACGGCGCCTCCACCTTCTCGAACACCTCGCGCTTCACCATCATCACCCCCATGCCGATGTAATCCACCGGCTGGAGCCCCTCAGAGTCCGGCGCGGTATACACCCGCCCGATCTCGCCGTCGTTGTCCATCATCGCCACCGGCTTGACCGGCATACGGCGCGTCGCATAGTTCGCGGCCACGATCGGCTTGTCGCGCAGCATGAGGTGCCCGATGGTCTCCCTCGGGAACCGCATGTCTGAGTCAAGCCAGAGGAGATAGTCCGCCTTCTCCTCCAGAGCCTGCCGCGCAAGCTCCATCCGTTGAGAGGCGATCAGAGTCCCGTGCGAGGTGTAAAGCAGCACACGGTCGTCCGTTGTCGCGGTGTGGAACGACATCGCGCGCGCTAGGTCATAGGCGAACGAGGTCATCACCGTGTCCCTTGCTGGGACTAAAATTGCGACCGAGCGGCTCATACGCGCCCCGGTCGTGTTCTAAAAAACCTGTTGTCTGCGTCGTTCAGCCAGGCCTTCATCTTCTTCGGGTCGTCAACGATGCCCTGACTCTTCAGCCGGTAGAACAACGGCATCGGTATCGAGGCCACCTTGCTCCACTCGCCCCAGCGCGTCCTCTCGTCGGTCGCTGAATACTGGGCCTTGTTCTGCTCTACGATGTCGCCGACCTCGAAGACCGTCTCGATGGTCGCCTCGTCAGAGTCGGCGTCGTAGTGCCACCACTTCGTGGTGCCTGTCGTCGGGTCAAAGTCGAAAAGCTTTTTGCCCGTCGATTGCATGTTCACCTCAACTCAAAGGGCGCCGGCACAATTACCGGCGCCCCCGAGTTTACATCACCCGATTAGGTCGTGGTGAGGTCAGCCGCGAGGCCGTGCGCGGCCTCGGTGTGAACCTTCAAGCCCCACTCGACGAGGATCATGCGCTTCTCGGCGTCGCCGGTCTTCGCAAGTTGCACGGTCTGGAAGGGACGCAGGAAGGCAACGCTGGCGTACTCGGGGTCGAGCACGAAAGCATCACGCTCACGCATGAACCTGTTAGGCACGGTGGCCACGTTCCCGAAATCGCTCACATAAACGTCCGCTGAGGCGATTATGGTTGCAGGCTTGTTGCCAGTCACTTCGCGACGAATCTCCGCGATACCCGCGAAGCCCGAAACGCGCTGCTTGTTGACGGGGCCGACCATCAGAATCTTCGGCGTACCGCCAGCGGCCCACACCTTCTGAATCACGCTCTTGAGAATCGTCTCAGTAAACGTGCGCAGGTTGGCGTCGGTCGCGTCCGTGCGGGTCGCGTTCGGCTGCGTGGTGTACGACGGATCAGCGCCGCCCGTGCCCTTGTCCGTGTTGGACTTCAAGAAGGCAAGGAGCGAGCCCGTCTTACGGAGCGCCGTGCTCACGCCAGAGGAGCCGCCATCGGCCTTCTGGTTGCAGAGCATGATCGACTCCATGTCGCGCTTCAGTTCGGCAGAACGCTTGGCAAGCTGGTAGGCCAGCTCCGAGCGACGGCCAGCCTTGTCCACCGACTCGAGCGTGCCCGAGAGGATGAGCGTCTTGCGGCTGACCTGCGTGTAGTTGCCGATACGGGTCGTCGCGCTGGTCGAGTCGTAGGACGACACGTCGTCGCCTTCGATCTGCGCGTTGGTCGTAGAAGCGGCGGCGAGCGAGTCCGTCTGCCACTCAAAGTAGGTGTTCTTGACGTTCTCGCGGCCGATGTTCGACATGAACGGCGTCTCTTCCGGCGAGATGTTGTAGATCACATTTGAGAGCGACTCTCGGATACCTTTTGCGCTGAAGGTATCAAACGTATTGCTGGTCTGGGACATTAGAAGTTACTCCAAGAATTGTTCAAACACGGCAGCAGCGTCGCGCTTGCTGCCACTATTTGCGAGTCTTGAAAAAGCGGCCTTCGATGCGACGACCTTGGACGACTGCGGCGTGGAGGCGGCCCCGGCCCTCATGGGCTTGGCCTTCTGGATGATCTGCGGACGCATCTGATCGCGTTTGCTCATCAGCTGGTCGAACATCATCGCCTTGCGCAGCGCCAGGACGGCCCGGGCGTCGTAGATGTCCGAAATCTCCTCGACCGTAAAGCCGAGTCTTTCGGTGGCATATTCGACGATCTTCGCCTTCTCGGCGCGCGCCTTGTCAGCGTCGCGCCACTCTGGCATGGCCTCCAAGAGCTTGCTGCGTTCGGACTCGAGGGTCTTCTCGGCCTCCGCTCTCTCTTCAGCCTGCTGCTGCTCCACCAGAGCCTGCTTCTGGGTCTGCACCCACGCCGCCTGCTCTTGCCTGGACCGGACCAGCTCTCGCTGTCGCACCCACTCGACCGGGTTCTCTGCGTAGAGCCTCTCCCAGTCAACCTCGGGCGGTTGCAGCGACTTGAGCGTGCCCTCCAGGGCTGCCAAGGTCTGCGCATACCGTTGCCGCTCTTCCCGCGCCAGGGCCGACTCTTGCTGTGCCTGTTTCCGGGCCTCGGCGATCGCCTGCGTCTTGCGCGTGTAATCCGCGGTGCGGGAGTAACCCTTCAGCAGCTCATCCAGCGGGACATCGACTTCTTCCCCGTCAACCTTGACGCGGAATGTCTGGCCCGGCTGGGGCGCCTCTTCGGCATCCTCCTCGCCTTCGGTCTGCTCACCCTCGTCGGCGGACTCGCTTGCCGCCAACTCAGGCTCTTCTGCCACCACACCTTCCGTCTCGGGCTGCTCGTTTTCGCCTTCATCGGCGGCGAGCATCTGCTCGAAGACATCTTGCGTGGACTGTACGTTTCCCGGGGGTGTACCCGTGCCGGTAGTGCTCATGTCTCCATTATTCACCGCCGACCGGACAACTTGTCGATGTCTCGGTTGGCGATGACGCCGTTGTCCACGACCACGCGAAGGTGGCGCTGGATCTCGGCCAAGATTCCGACCGCGAGCCACAGGCGCTCGCGCTCATCCTGGTCGGCGGGCTTGCTCTGCCGCCATGCTTCCATGTACCGGCG